CAGTTCTCACAAGAGAAGTTATTGGAACAAAAGAAATTGATTTAGTGAAAATGGCTGCGACAAAAGTAAAAGCCGGCAAAGAACATGTTGGAGATTTTTCTGGAATTGTTGGACAAGAGGCATTCATTGCTCCGCGAGCCGACGTAGCTATTCAGAAGTCCAAGCAAGCAGATTCATTCGCTGAGAGACTTTCAAGCGCTGAAGGTGCTGCGAGCTTCACATTAGGAAAGGATAAACTAAACATTGCTAGAGACGCTGTTATGAGTGTGCTATCCAGCTTTGGCATTAAGAACCCACAAATTAGCGTTGTATCATCTGATGAAAATACAATTTTCTTTGGTGTGTCATTGTTCGGAGGCAAAACAGCCTTCAAAGTTCCTGTAAAGCTTGCTAATAATAGAATTTTGAATCCAACCATATTGATTTGCAACGGTCAAGTTGGAAGTTTCTCAAAAGAAACAATTAGCGATTTATTCGTGAAAAATGCAACCGACTCAAAAGTTGTTGCAGCCACATCGCCACAACATGGTTTAAATACATCAGAACTCATTCAAAATATCAAAACTGCCGTTGCCGAACAAAATTATACTAAGGCAGAAGATGCTTTGAATATTCTTCAACAATCAGGAAATGAAAAGGCATATAAAGATGCGTTCATTGCCTATATGGCAAGCATAGGTGGAACCGTAAAGACTGCATCTAAAGAAACTACTTGCTCAATGGTTGTCAAAACAGCAAACAGCTCTCACTCATTTTGTGGCCACACAAACTTACCACTTCACAAAGTTTATCAAGATGAGCATGGAGATTGTCATCCGCTTTACAGACAGGGAATGGACGAAACTTATCAAAGCGCTTATTTTATGAACGCTAAAATATTAGGTTAACATGGGAATGTTAGGATTAGCAGAATACTTCTTTGCAAAGTATGCTGGCGATGAAAACTTTGCATCTGGATTAGCAGACACTTCTTTTGGAAAGCCAATTAGTCCGGAGAAGACCAGACTTTTAAAAGACAAACTTATTTTGACGTATGATAAAATTCATGACGGCATAACTCAACTACCAATGTATCAATTTCTAAATAAGGAATTAGCTGGCGAACAATATTGGGGTGTTTTCAAAGCTTTGGTTGATAATCTAGCCGCAGAAGTAGAATTTTTACCATTGAAAGAAGGGTGGCACTTATCTCAAAAATTATTGAAAGCACTAAACCAATTGCGCGATGCTCTTCCAAGAATAAAAATGGATCGCGATAAAATGTTGCAAATGGATGAAGGTATAAAAAATATTCAAGACTACATTTGGAAACAAAGCAAAAGAATTTTGAACATCCACGATATCAGAGGGATATTACCTGACACACCAGAACTTGTAGAAATGTTTGGCAATCAACCTGGAATTGGAACATGGGATTATGGCCCAGGTAAAAATCCAGCTAAACCAACATTTATAAAAAATCCAACGAAGCCAGAAACTTCCGGTCAAATGATGAAAAGACTTTTGAAAGAAAGGGAACAAGAAGAAGCGGCAAAAGGTAAAGGAGCCAAATAATGAGAATTTCTGAAATGCTTATAGCCGTTGCTGAATGGTTAGAAAGTCCAAATAATGAAGCCATGCTATTGGCTGAATATGATGATGCTTGCCTTGAGAAAGTTGCTGAAACTTGCATAAAGGCTGCCGAGATATTGAAGTCCGGAGCTGCATCAGTAGATGCTATTGAACCAGCGCAAGAAAGCCTAATCACACCAAGCTCAATCGATGCTCTTACAGAAATTGCGCAAGCCCTTGACGAGTCTGGCGATCCAGATTTGATAAAGAGCGCTTCGGTGCTTGATGAGCTACTGCTTACAATTGCAGCGCCACCAGACGCAGTGAAAAACTTTAAAGAAGCACAAGAGCGCAAGATTGATGTTTTGAAAGCCAAATACCAAGATGTAAACAAAGCTTTGCATGAGCAACAAAAAGTTGGAGACACTGTTAAGGCTTTAGAGAAAAGCCCATATACCAAAGAATATAGAATTATGGAGCACGCTTTGTCAACTCGTGGCTGTCCGATCCATCACGGGGCGCAAATGGCCAGAATAGGAGAAAATACCTGGCAATGTGATTTGGATAAAGCAATATTTAATTATGAAAATGGTTATACCGATGATCGTGGCAACAAGGTACCAGGTGGTTCAGTTGCGGCAGAAACTCCCAACTCTTGGCCACAACCAACCTCGCAGTTCGATACGCGCGAACAAAAATTACAAATGTTTGATGTATATAAAAGCTAATAGTTAGTGCGTTCTGCCAAACTATTTGCATATATTACATGGTGAATAACAAAAACGCATTAAAAAAAGTCATAGAGCATCCAGATAGGGATGAGATTATATCTAAGCTAATTATAGGTATTAGCGCAAAAGATATACACGAATGGCTTGTCAATACGTATTCAAATCCGGCAGAGTCAAAGTTTGTCGTGTCAGTTAAATCATTACAATCTTTTGCTTCCAATTATTTAGATATTTACGATTTCATAAAGAAAGACCTAATAAAAACAAAGCAAGCAGTCGCTTCTTCCAACGAGAGTTCGTTGATGCTAGCCGTGCAAGACAATCCAACTTATAAGAGCAAAATGCTCCAATTGGCAAGCAACGAAATTGACATTAAAAAAATGTTAGCCAACCTTATATTCGCAATTGAAACAAGGGCTTCTCAAATTTTCGATAAGATTCAAGAAGACCCAAGAGAAATAAATTCGAGCAATGATAGAGTTTTAATTGAGTATTTTGATCAGCTTGGCACCCATTTAGAAAAATGGCATAAACTTGTATTAGGTGCGCCTGACCAAGTTATACAACATAACATTACAGTTCAACATATTGATCAACAAATCCAAGTATTTCATGAAGCTATTAGAGAAACATTAGCCGAAATAGATATTGAAACTTCCATGCGTTTTATGGAGATATTCAATAACAAAATCAATAAACTAAATCCTAAAAATGAAAAAGAACTAAATACAGAGGCAAGATTGGCTGAAGCAAAAATCATTAGCGAAACGATGTTTAAGAAATTGAATGAGGATGCCAATGTATAATCCAAAATTAATTACTTTTGAAAAAGAGCCAATGAATGAATTTTTTGAAAAAAATAAATCCAAATTGCCAAAAGACTTGCCAGAAAATATTAGAAAAAAATTATTGCAAGATAGCAAAACTCTTTCTAATTATGGGCTAACTACTGATGACGCAAAAGACATCGAAAAATCAATAAAAGATTATAAGCCAAAAAAAGATTTGTCTTCCAAGGCTTATCCAAACTACAACGAATACATTAGTTATAAGGCTCCAAGAGATGTATCTAAATGGGTAGCTACTGTGAAAAATTTATATTATTTAGTCCATAATGGCAACGATAAGGGTGCCGCACTAAATAAAGTTATATCTGGATGGGATGAAATGGAAAAGCTTGATTTCAAAAATTGGTTCAAATTTTACGAAGAAAGAGCACATAAGAAATATTCTGATGCGGCTAAAGAAACTCCTAAGCAAACAAAGCTTGCACAAATTGGATATTGGACAAATGACCATAACCCTGGATATTTCGTTCCCGTTCATAAAGAGCAAAATATTGGCAAAGATATAGATTTTGCCAAAGACCCAGCCACCAATGAAATGGTGCAAGACGATGAAAAAAGATCTCTTATAGAGAAGCAAAGAAATAAAATTGTAAGCAGATTAGATTCAGCCGAGAAATTATTGAGATCTGAAGATGGCCAAACATTTGCTGGCAATGAATTCGAAACTTTGATGCACATCATTTATGAATTGAAAAAGAAAATTCACACAGTAAATAAGAAAAGTTCTTCAACTAAACTTTATGAAGATATGATTGTTCGCGAAGCTAACATTCTAAATAAAAAAGGATTTGTAAAGGCTGCCGCATATTTATGTAAAATTGCCGATGGTGTTGCAGGCGATGCTCCAAAGGCAACGGTGCCGCTTCCATCCGAGCCAGCAAACCCAATGACAGATGGTGGAGGCTTGCCTGGTGCAGTTCCTGGTCAAGGACCTGGCCAAACATCTCCTCCAACCAATTCACCTCCAAATCCTCAGCTACCAGGGCAAATAGAAAAGCCAATTAGCGAAGGCATGAAAAGTTTTCTTGATGGTCTTTCAGGTGAGGAAGATGAGTCAACCGACGAATCGAACGATGATGATTTGGAAGTAAATGAAGCCGAAGATTGGTTAGTTGAAGCCTCTTTAACAAATCTTGATGTTATGATTCGTCAATTTCAAAAAAATAATTTGGATGGCTGGATTGTTGAAGCTCAAGCCGCTCCAATTGCAAATCCTACTCCGCCGCTTAAAGCACCAACTCCAAAGCCAAAAGCTGCGCCAGAAGCAGATTTAGAAGTTGAAGAACAGCCAGATAACGCACCTGGAAACGTGCCTGAAGTTTCTGACGTTAATGAATTTGATAAAAAACTTGAACAAGCATTTCAAGGATTAACAATAAATGATGTTATAGAAAAAGTTGAAGATATATCTAAAATATTCAAAACAAGAGAAATCCCGAGACAATTATCTATTATTGATTTGATGTTGAAACATTTATCTATGGCAAACTATTTCCCAGAATTAGCAGAAGCCACAAATAAAGCACTTGACTCTAATCAATATATTTTGACTCGTCTTGATAATATTTCTTCGGCATTACAAGGTTCTGCCAAAACAAATGCCATTGACCTCAAAGGGAAAAATGTTGCGCCAGGTTCTCCAGATGTAGAGGCTGCAAAAGGCAAGCTTCAATCTGACCAAGATAAAGAAAAAGCTAGAAAACAAATGAAGAAGCAACAAGAGGACGCACAAATTGAGCAAGGCGGCGCCAAACCTGAGCCAGAACTTGAGGTGGAAGAAGATTTAGGTGGACCAGCTCAAACGGGCACTCCTGGAGCACCACCAACTCCAAAACCAGCGGCTCCGCCAGCAGTATAAGGCAACATGAAACTTCGCGAATTATTAAAGCTAATGACCAGCATAGCTAAGCGCAAAGGTATATCGACCCCAATGATCGTCGGAGGCACTCCTCGCGACAAGCTACTTGGCAATCTAAAATCAATTGAAGATCTGGATATTACAACTGGTGATGATTCAATTCATAATTTAGCGAAAGAACTTTCAATTTATTTGAATAAAAAATTCAAAATAGACACCAAAGTAATGGATGATGGTCATAGTTCTATTTTTATAGGCGGATTCAAAGTTGATTTCTCATCTAACTTCAATGCTCCAAATATTGATAAATACCTAGCAAAACTTGGAATTGAAGATCCTACTGCTATGCAAAGAGAATTATATAGTAGAGATTTCACTTGCAATGCTTTACTTATGAGTTTAGATTTGAAAACTATTACAGACCCAACAAATCGTGGATTCAAAGATATTCAAGAAAAAGTTATAAAAACTTGTTTAGCACCAGAAGTCACTTTGCTTACAAATAAAAATAGGGTGGTTAGAGCTATTTATCTTGCCGCTAAGTTGAATTTCGAACTCGATCCAAATCTTATGACTTGGATAAAGGAACACCCAGAATCAATGAGGTTTGCCTCAGACAGGGCACTTGCAGAAAAGCTAAATAAAGCACTTATTTATAACGCAAGAAGAACTACTTATTTATTAGATGAGATGGGTTTATGGCAACAAATTCCAATAACAAAAGAAATATATCCGTATTATATGAAAAGAATTACAGGTAAATAATGAATAAAAATGGTCAAAAAAATATTGTATTTCGAAGAAACTTCGATTATGGCGAAGGCTTTTACGCTAATATGGATAAATATAAGGATCTTGCTTCTTTTCGTAAAAAACAAAGAAAAGCGAAAATGAATAAAAGAAGACTTGCTATGCTTGAAATTCTTACAGCAGAACCAAATACAGATAAAAATAATTTACAAGATACACTAGAAAGCCAAGTGACGGAAATGCCTTGGAGCCCAGAAGAACCATGCGGACCGCTAGGAATGTTGGACGGAATCTATCCACAAGAAGATCTTGACGCTAAACCTGTAACCAATCTTTACTATGGACGACTTGACAATCATTATGTCGATGATAAGAAGAAAAAATAATTCGTTATGAGAAACTACTATTTTAGCATAGTCTATTAGAATAGATCAATAATTTAGAGGTATTTAATGTCATTAGGACAAACAACAGCACAAATGATGGAAGATTTAGTCGTAGAAGAGCAACCTGATGCTCATGCGCCGGCACTTGTTTTGAATCCTAACGAATCTGGGGATCATGTTGTAGTTTATACGCAACCACCAGCACCAGAAACAGTTATGGAATTGCATGACCCAGAAGTATTGCAAGGCGACAATTCACCATTAGAAGTTTCAGAAGAGCCTTTTGAAGTTTCAGAAAATCATCCAGAAGAATTATCATTTGAGTTTGAGGGATTGCCAGGGGCTGATCATTTAGACCCAGCAATGGAAAAACAACTTGAAGTAGTAGAAGCACCAGAGGAAGAGGCTAAAGCTGACGATGATAAGAAATCAAAAGTCCCGCCAAAGTGGGATTGGCAGGCCAAGGGTGCAAAAGGCTTTATTGCTTGGGTAAAAGAGCGTCTAGAAAGCGTTCCACAACACTCAGGCTACGATACTGCCGGTGTGGAGAGAGCCCTATCTTATCTCAATAAGCTTGACAGCGAAATATCAAAAGCCATGAGGCTTGATGTTGATGGTGAATTGGATGCTAACAAAATTGAAGAAGTTAGATCTACTATTGACAATGGCATTGAAATGTTGCATGACCGCATTGACAAAATTTCAAAATCAAAGAAAAGCGGTAAGAAAAAGAAGAAGGCTTCAATCGAACTAAGCGAACTTGGTTTTGTCAAAGAAGCTCAAAAAATTCCTGGCATAACAGGAATTGTGGTGACGGTGCCGCTTTTCATATCATCAATAGTTAGAACTTGCATAAACGGCGAAGTTTCTGCCGGACATGATATGTCTGACATGTTTAAAAAATTAGCCGACAAATTCAATTTGGATGATAAACAAATTTTTGAATGTATGCAACTATTTGCTGATATGGGTTGGCAGATGCGCTCAGATCGTGGTTATTTGCCAGATGAAGATGTTGATTATACTTCTTCCGATAACTTTGACTTTGCCGCAAATTACCAAAGCTAAGGAATTATTATGTCTAGAAGATACCCACAAAGAGTTGATCCTGTAATCATGCCGCAATCTCACGATATTGAGAGAAGGGAAGTGCTTCCAGGTTGGCTAAGCGATTTCGCAAATAACTTAGCAAAACAAAGCGTTGAGTCAAAAACTCGCGCACAACACTCTATCTACGATCAAATCTCTTCAATTATGGGATATAAATCAAAACATTCTACAGTTGACGCGGCAGTTGAAGATATGAAGGAAAGAAGTGGCTTAAATCATTTTACTAAGTTGCAATCTCATGCTCAAGAAAAAGTAGAAAAGAAATCTGACAATACTCCAGAGCTTTTCAAAACCGTACCTCAATTACAAATGACAGCAACAAACTATATTGAAAGCACCCACGGTAATTTACCATTGCCAGCCATTATAGATAAATTAAAAACAATTCATAGATCCGATGTTTCCAATGATGCTGGCTGGGATGATCCTAAGTTAATTATTTGGCTAAATAATAAAAATATAGGAGAAAAGAAAAAGCACCCAAATCAAGATACCAATCTTCATAATTTAGGTAAAATGCCAACCTTTAATGATGAAGAAATTGACCCATCAAATGATGATGCTCTTCATGCCCTTACACCGTCAGTGAAGGTGGTATAATCTTCAATTATCAATATTATCATATTCTTTTATGACGGTTGATAAAGACCTTTTCAAAGAAATAAAAACTAAAATTCTTGATCTTGATCCTGTATATTTCGCAGAAAGTCATCTTACATTAGAAGGTGAAGCATTCCGTTTGAATGGTAATGGATTTAAACCATTCTCAGATATTTATAGATACATTGGAATTAAAGCATTAGAAATAAATGGCAAACCAGTCATCCTTACGAAAGGACGTCAGGTTGGAGGCACCATTATGGCTGCCGCATTAGAAATGTATTTTACTGGTTCAGATGGTTTCGGCACAGGCGGAAGACCGCCGGTTAGAATAATGCACGCATTCCCTCAATTGGAAATGGCTACAATATATTCTAAAACAAAGCTCAACCCAATGATTATGAATTCTAAAAGGGAAGACACCAATGTAAAAGGTAAAAATAAATCATTTATGGAAAAGAAGTTGGATCAAAATACCTCTACAAATGATTCCCTTAGCTTCAAGCAATTTATAAATGGCAACACATTAGAAGTAAATTCAATCGGCATTGACGCTGACCGAATTCGTGGACGCTCTAACGATATTATATTCTTTGATGAAGTCCAGGATATGAGCGGCGGAGCCATAATAAATGCCACAAAGATTTTAGCCCAATCAAAATATGGCCCGATAGGCGACGGTGTGCAAGTTTATTTTGGCACTCCAAAAAAGAAAGGCTCCGACTTTTATAAGTTGTGGGAAGCATCAAATCAGCAATATTATCATCTTGGATGTGAGCAATGCGAAAAATTTTTCCCTCTTTTCACACCAGGAAATGATGATTGGGAGAAAGTGTGGCTTCACACTTTCATTGTAAAATGTACTCATTGTGGATGCGAACAAAATAAAAATGAGGCTGTAGAACGTGGTAAATGGATTGGTAGTCGCGATGAAAATGAATGTAAGTTGATTGGATTTCACATAAACCAACTATATATGCCTACATATCCAAAAGAAAGGATAATTGCTGAAAAGCCAGAAAACCATCCTCTTAACACCGAGCGTTTATATAGAAATGAAGTTTTAGGAGAATTCTTTCAAGGAGACTCAAGCCCAATTACAGCAGAAGAGATTCGAGAATTTTGCGGCGATGTAGGGAGAAAGCTTAGGGCCCGCATTATGCCAGGCGAAGAACTTATAGTGACTCTTGGGATAGATTATGGCAAAAGATCAGATCTTGAGCAAATGGCAAATACTGATAAAGCCAAGATGCATGGACAATCATATTCAACGGCGGTGGTATTGGTTGCCAAGGGTCCAAACTTATTGTCCATAGAATATTGTTATAAATTTCCTAAAAACGACCCAGAGAGCAAAAAAAATATTATTGATCACATTATGCGCCAATACAGCATTCAATTGGCTATCGGGGATATAGGATATTCAGAAGATTTATCATCTACTCTTCACACTACTTATGGCGATAAATATATCGTTTCAAGATCCCAAGGTAAGGTGAATGATAAAGTAAAATTCAATAAAGATGCATTCCCAAAAGAAATTACATTTGAAAGAGATTTTTATATTGGAGAGTTATTTGCTCAAATGAAAAAGGGGCAAATAAGATTTCCATATGGAGATTATGAAAAGATTGCTTGGCTTGTTTCTCATTGTTCTAGCATGGATATAAAGCCCGTGTTGTCAAAATTCGGAGATCCAACAATTCATTATGTAAAAGGATCTACGCCAAACGATGGTCTCATGTCGTTGTTGAACGCATATATAGCGTACAAATTTATAGTAAGCAATGGTTTTACAACCAAAAATCCGTTACTTATGAATGATAATCTAAAAGCAAATCGTAAGCCCTTAGTAACTACCGGCGTTATAACCCGTCGATTCTAAATGTGAAATTTTAGTATTTGCTTTGATATATATAATATCGCAGCATATTATAGATCAAGGTAATATAATGAAAAAAAATTTCAAAAATCCCCCTCCACCAGGCTCGTCATACTCTAACGAATATTTACTAAATAGAGATATGGCCCCATTAGTTAGCACCTCAATGGTTAAAGGAGTGTCAAACAGAAGAAGAGAAATATTGCAAGATGAAGTTGTTGCCGGTGTTTTCAGAGATGGAACCGGATCAAATTTCAGTGAAACGGGACTTACTTATAATTCAGTAGTTTCTGCCAGCGTTGGTGGATTCAAAAAGAACGCACAGGTATTATCTGGCGGCGGAGGAATGCACAACGGGTACGGAGGAGCCGGCAATACCATCAAGCAGATTCCAGAAGTATATTCGCCATTGTGGTTGTCGAGCAATCTAAACCTACCGCGCGATAGGGCCACAATAAATGCGTGGTGCAGAGCATTTTTCGCTCTAAATCCATTCGTGCATAACGCAATAAGTCTTCATAGCACTTATCCAATTAGCAAATTGCAAATCAAGTGCCATAATCAAATGGTTCAAAATTTCTTCAACGATATGTCTGAAGAGCTTGATCTTATGAATGTTTGCATTCAAATTGCACAAGAATATTTCTTGCTTGGGGAAGCTTTTCCATATGCCGAATTTGATTCGGCAAAAGGTGTTTGGAGCAGAATTATAATTCAAAATCCAGACAATATGATTGTGAATCGTTCTGTTGTTGCTAGCGAGCCAATCATTATGTTGAAGCCAGACTTGAATTTGCAAAATATAGTTAGGTCAAATAAGCCATCTGATATTGAGCAAAAAAAGCAACTGAGCCAACATATTATTGATTCTGTAAAACGTGGTAAGAATATTATGTTGGATAATTTTCACGTATCACATCTTGCTAGAAAAATAGCGCCATATGAAGTTAGGGGCACTGGTTTACCGGTGTGTATATTTCGTCAGTTGATGCTTATGGACAAATTGAGAGAGTCCAAATACGCTCAGGCAGACAATCTCATCAACCCTCTAACTCTCGTAAAAATAGGTTCAGAAGGCCAAGATGGGCTGCACCCTTCTCATGCTGACATTGAGTATTGGCGCGAAGTATTCGAATGCCACGACGAAGAAACAGAGGTGCTAACTTCCGAAGGATTCAAGAAGTTTGACGAGGTAATTAGTTTCAGCGAAGCTATGGATGGAACTTATAATACATCATATATTACTCATGTAGCACCAATTGCCGGTGTGAAAATTGCTTGCTTCAATTCAAACAACGAACAGTTAGAGTATCATGAGCCAACAGGGGCTAGCGTGTATAATTATTCTGGTGATATGTATCATTTTGCAAATGAGAAATTGGATATAAAGGTCACACCAAATCATAAGATGTGGGTTTCAAGAAAAGAATATGAATATCATGGCCACAGAAGTTTGAGAAAAACAAAGTGGGGAGAGTGGAAAAAAGTCGAAGCGCAAGACATAAAGATGACAGATTATAATCGAACGCGTTCTCAAGTAAAATGGGAAGGCAATGATGATGTAAAATTTGTCGATGTTTGCGGTAAACAAATCCCAATAGAGTTGTATTTAGAATTTTTGGGATATGTTTTGAGTGAAGGTTGCGTTTTTACAAATGGCAAATGTAATAGTGTTGGGATATATCAAACATATGAAAAATTTCAACAAGAAATGAGCAATTGTATAAATAATTTTGCTAAAATATTGGATAAAAAAGTTTATAATACAACCTCTAAAAGAACTCATATAAATAAAAATTGGAAAGATGTATGGTGCGGAACCATAAATAATAAAGATGTATATGACCATTTTGTAAAAGAAGTTGGCGACAGTGATGGTCGAACAAAATCTTATTATAAAAAAATTCCTCGCTGGGTGCTAAACCTAAGTACTAGGTTATTGAATATATTACTTGATGCACTTGTAAAAGGTGATGGTTCAGTGTATTTGAATCCAAATAAAAAATCAAATAGATTTGCGTATTATTCTACTTCTAAACAATTGGCTGATGATGTTTATGAAGTTGTTTATAAATGCGGTTTAGTGCCAACAAGTTTTGTTAGAGATGGCGAAAATTACACCAATAGAGAAGATTATGTTAGGGTGCCATTACACACCGTGTTATGGTCAAATTCTGGTAAAGGAAAATTCCCATTGGTTTATAAAACGTCAAGAAATAGTCAAACAAAAGAGAAACGTAATTTACTAACAATAGAGAAGTATGATGGCAAAGTTTGGTGTTTTGAAGTGCCTACAGGATTATTTATTACTAGGAGGGGAGGCAAAATCACTGTACAAGCGAACAGTGCGCAGTACGACAAAGATTTTAAAATATTTACTCATCCCGGTGTCACTATAGAAAGAGTCGGCGCAGGTCAAGGTATTTATGATATAAGCGGAGATATAACTCAACTTGTAAAAGAGATTTATGTAGGGCTTCAGGTGCCATCGGTGCTAATGGATGGTGGGGCTGACGTGACATATTCTAACGGTGGCGTTGCCCTCGACGTTCTTCGTCAACGCTACATGTCATTCCGCAATATTTTATCTGCTTGGCTCAAGAGAAAAATTTTCGCTCCAATATCTAAATTTCACGATTTTTATGAATTCAAAGAAGGCTCATCGGGAAAGCAAGAAAAACATTTGATTGTTCCTGATATTGATTGGAATCATATGTCGTTGTTCGATGCGGGAGATTATATCAACACATTGGTTCAATTGACTGCTCCAGCAGGTGAAGGAGTTGCTCCAAGAGTTTCAACAGCTACTCTCTATAGATCTCTCGGTCTTGAAGAAGAAGATGAAGTGAGAAAACTTCGCAAGGAAGCAAAGCAAGCCGCAATCAATAAGAAAGAAGCGGCATCGCTTGCAGCAATGACATTGCCAGAACTTAGATCATTGGGAGATGATGATGAAATCCCAGAAGTGAAACCACCTCCCGGTCAGAATGGTCAGGGCGAAAATCTTGTGCCTGGCGAAGTTCCTCCAGGTGGAGCACCACCCGGAATGCCACCGCCACCCGATATGGGCTTGCCAGGTCTCGGAGCATTACCGCCACCACCTTCAGGAGGCCCACCTCCTGGACCACCAGGGCCACCGCCAGGCGCAGGACCGCCACCTCCACCACCTACTCCGCCAGCAGGCGCTCCACCAAAATAAATTATAAGTAGCAACCCTATTATTGACTAACAATAACCAGTTAGGCAATATTATTGTATTATTTTGTTAAGCATATATGAGGACTTACAATGGATAAAATTGCTCAAAGACGCGGCATATTCAACAAACTAAGAGAAAAAATAAATAGCCCAGGTGAAAGCTTGATTGGTGCTTTTAGCCCAGAATTTACTCAGCTTATGGATAAGTTGCGCGATGTGGACGAGAAAGCAAGAGAAGATGCTGCTGACTTAAAAGGCATATTAAAAACAGCTAAAAGTAGTTTCAACAGACGCGAATACATGACTTCTATCGCCTATTTAGGTGAGTTCCATGATACGGTTGATAAGGTAATTAAAACTTTGAAAGGATTGAACAATGAAGCAAATGCAATCCATAATGAGTTTTTATTTGGAGATATAGAAGAGAAGCACAAAAATTATTTATTCAATCAAATGCCAGAAAAATTTAAACAAAAGGCAAAACCAGCATCAGCACAAAAAGCTGACGACGGTAATGCCGATGACAGCCTAGAAAAAGAAGCTGGCGTAAAAGATTGGTGGCACAACTTGACAAGTGATCGTGGCCAAGCTCTAAAACATTGGGAAAAAAGATTTCCAAAACAAGCAAAAGAAATAAAGCGTCAAACTGAAAGAATGATAAATCGTTCAGAAGTTTTTCTAAATATTTTACAGGGAGCATTCAAACAATTAGCATCATTTAGAGCCACGAGAAAACTAGAAGAGTACATGAAGGTTGTAGAGTCATTTGAATCAAAATTCAATTCATATGACGCTTCTTTCAATGAATATTTTAATAGCACAGTAAAGAAATACATAGATTCTAAAAAAGAATTCGACCAAACAAAGAAAGAGACCGAAAGACAAAAATCATTTGATATGCCTGAAGAAAAAGGTAGCGATAAAAAAATTGATTTGGATTTACCAAGCGACGGAACACCAGCTCCAGTAGGAACGTCAGCTCCTGGAGTTAGCCCAATGCCATTTCCAAAAACTGATGAAGTATCGCAATCCAATATACCTATTGATTTGCAGGAAGTTCCAACTCCTTCGCAACGCATTACTCCAGTTGTTCCATCTGATGCTTCACAACGCCCAACACCAATTATAGTAGATCCAAACGCAAATCCGATTGGCGCGACTGATATGCCAGCATCGTCAGCAATTCCAAAAGCACCAGCCATTCCCAAATTTACATACCCACCGGCAGAATCGATTTCTCCTGAGCAAGCGCGCATCAATTTGCAAACCAACACAATCCTACCAGCTAAAAATAAAACAATTATACCTCCTACACCAGCTCCAACTCCAAGCAAGTTTCCAGCCGTTCATAGGGCAATTGAAGACGAAGTTCTTTATCCAAAGATGACTCCTCAACCAGGTGGCACCCCTTATAGCAGAAGATCAACTGATGAGTTTCTAAATAAAATTATAAAGATGTCAGATACTGTTAGCCCATCAAAGTTGGCATTGGAAATTTTTAGATTTGCCAAAACAATTGAGAATGATGATAAGCAAGCAAGCGAACAACTAAATCAAATAGCGAAAAGCCTTATTCAATAAAATGGCCACTATATTAGACCAAAATTTTTGGGAAAAATTAACCAAAATAAGCGAATCTGTAGGATTGAAGCCAGAGGATTTGTTGGCTGTAATGTCATTTGAATCCGGGCTAAGTCCAGCTGCCCATAATAGAAATGGTGATGCTTCCGGTCTAATTCAATTCATGCCTGATACATTGAAGGGTTTAGGATATAAAGGCGACCATAATTCTTTTAGACAACTAGATGCAACCGATCAGCTTGATTATGTTGATAAATATGTTCATAACCAAGCGGCATTTAGCGGCGGTTCTTTCAAGTCTGCCGCACAATATTATGTTGCAAATCTTTGGCCAGTAGCACTGAAACTTCCTGGTGTTAAAGCAGAAGACCCAAACACTGTTATTATTGATAGCAATCCAACAACTCAAAAATATCCAGGTGTGTCATTGCGGGCGGAAGCTAATGCATATAGAGCTAATAAAGGGCTGGATTTAGATGGCGATGGAAAAATAACATATGGCGATATACAAAGAGTAATGGCAAATACAAAAAAATCTTCATTATATGAAGGTGCCTTGGCTTCACTTCAAAGCGGTCAAACTTATGCCGTAAATAGTCCGAAACAAAATGCACCAAGTCCAGCTCAAAATACACCGGCGCAACCACCGCCACAAGATGTTGCTTGGCTCAATAAAAATATTGAGAATTTTTTATCTGCTTTTTCCGAACAGCAAGTAAATGAAAAGTTAATCAAGAAAGCGACATATGAAAAATATTTGCCTAAGAATGAAGTGGTTATCGAAGTAAAATCTTCCGACATTATCAATTCATTAGAATTCGCAAGAATATTATGTTTGGCCATTGAAGAAGAAGCTTCTGCCGACGCATCAATTTATACAGATAACAAAAATGTGGAAGTGCATTGTTCCATACATGGGCCAGAAGAAATTTGCAAAAAAGCAATATTGCAACTATCAAATTCCATATCTGATGCTTTTTATATTGCTACTAAGAAAATTGGTGGCATAAAAATAAATACAAATATATCTAAAAATAAATCTAACTATCAACTTTTAGATATAAAATTAGCTCAATCAGCTTATAGACAGTTTCATCTTAAATTCATATAGGATATAATGGCAAAAGAACAGGATTTTATATTAGCAATTGATGCAGTGAATAATTCTGGGAAGAGTATTTCTTTTGCTGAACTTGCCGCTAAAATATATAAAGATAAAATTGTAGAAGTTTATGTTGGTGATACTTTTGAAGATATCAAATATGATGATAGCACACAGAAATATGCAGCAGTTTTAGTTGGCAAAGTAATAACGGCATATGCTGAATGTTTGGTATTGAATTGTGCATATATGGATCAAAATACAAAAACTATGAAAATTGGAAACATTGTATGTCTAAATGAAAGAGGTATCAGAACAATTACAGAAGTAGATGAATCGGGTGTTTTACGAGATACATTCCTAAGCACCAGAGATTCGAAAATTGTAAAAGGACTTTTCGGTGGGAAATAATTTTGAAAACTTATTCAAGTTCAACAATTACTATTTCAATGCTTGTTTATATAAATTAGCATCGGAAGCCGAGATTGATCTGACCGATATAAACGATTTTTCGTATTCTGCTATTATGAGAAAACTAAGAAAAGACTGCGACGAAGAGACTGTAAAAGAGTTTCTTATGTTATATAAAGTGTGTTTTGATTTACTAATAAATAATAATGTAGAGAAATCTGGCGACCTAGCACTTATATTTGCAGTTGATTTATTCAATTCGTTGCATCCATTAAAATTGAAAATTGAGAAAAATGCAAGCATGGCTGAAATGGTAAGTCCTGAACAAGCAGGCTTATATATTTCTAATATAATAAAATTTACTTTGAATAAGATAAATGCTACATCGCATCCAAAAGCACTTCGTTCCATTATGAGAAAGATTTATGTATTGAATGAAAATGTGTTAGCAGCTAAAAGAACACCGCCATCATCATCTATTGGACAATCGATTACTTATGTGAAAAATGTTTTGAGCGGCAACAATCCTCAATTCATTAGGGCGACAATAAATAATATCGTAAAATATTTGGGTATCCAATGATAAAAAGATTTATACGCGTAAACAAAGATCTTTATCGTGGTGGAGCACCTGGTGTTGATGATGTTTTCATTCTTCGTAAGAAATTTGGAATAAATAAAATTGTAAGCTTAGACCAAGGCGCAGGCGATAAGATAAATGAAATATGCGAAAAATTAGGCATTGAGCATATAATTATTCCTCTTGAGTTTAGCAATTTAGAGCCAATAGCAAAACTTTTGAGTTATAATTTATATAATTTACTAATGAAGAATGGCCCAACATTTGTCCATTGCTTAGAAGGCAAAGACAGAACTGGAATGGTGATAGCCATGTTCAAGTGCCAATACATGTACTGGCCATGCGCAAAGGCAATAAAAGAAGCTAAACATTTAGGTTTTGGCGTTGGATTAGACTCAAGAACGGTAAAGTTATATGAAAAAATAATTCATAAATGCTGTGCTAGAAAACACGACCATAAAGGTAATGAAGATACCAATTCAGCCGACATCGTGAATAATGAAAGATGGGATAGCGAAACTATGATTGGCAATTCTGAATTCAAAAGCTTCGCACCGCTAATGGATCCAAATGATGTATATGGTTATAATTATAATTATGATCAGTTTCCAACAAGAGAGAATGTAATAACAAAACAAGATTATAATGATAAGACGCCATCTTCTGGAAATCAAATACCTTTGGTAGGGCTTTATGACAATAATTCAGGAGTAAAGGGTGTTGCGCCAGTTGATAATGGTGGAGGCTACGTTTCAACCTAAAAACCATTATGGGGATAATTTTCCATACTCACATGGGTATAAAAGTATATGCAATACAGTTATCTTATGAGATAACAAACGAAGAAAAATCACAAGCCGAAAGGGCGTTGCAATGCTTTAAATATGCCAAGAAACTTCTGAAAGTGGCGAAAGAGCATCTTGATATTATGAAGACTCCATTTACAAATCATCCCGATATTGACAACGAGCAAGTTCTCAAGTTTCGAGCCGCACTGCGCAGATTCAGAGACAAATCAGTTGATAATTTCAATGCTTTTAAAGTTGCCGCTTTCAAATGCATATCATCTATGCAGATGTTTTCATCTGACACCCAAACTATAAAAGTAATAAAATCTTTCATCTCGTCCGTTGAAGACCTAGAAAAAGAAGTAAATCAATTCGTTGAGTTATTTTCTGATTTAAAATCTAAAACATTTGTAAAGGATGTAGTTTCGTCTATAACAGAAATCCAAAAAGAGTGCGAAGATATAGATGATATAATCGAGGAAAGAATAATTTTCCATTTACAATCTAATATTTTAGGTAAAAATTGGACTGATAGTATAAGTAAAGAACTTCAATTAAAGATAGAAAAACAAACTCCTCTTATGATGGATCTTTACAATCAACGCCAAGAACAACTAAATATGGATGAAAAATAAATGATACGACCTATCACTAATCCAATATTTTTTAGTATGTTGCAAAATTGTGGCAATAATTTACTATCTAATTGTATGAATTTACAATTCTTGTCGGAGCAAAAATGTCTTTCATAAAAAGAAGCGGTCCAAGTGATGGACAAATAACACATGTAGTGCAAGCCGAACCTGATGAAGAAGCTCGCAAAATTACTGTTAAAACATCGTCCGATAAAAATCAGTCCAAAGATAAATCTGGGAGCAAATAAAAAATGTCATTTCTAAAATTAGGCGAAGCTATAGAAATACAACCTTCCAGTATGGAAGAGTTTAGTTCAGTAGAGCCAATGATTGACCAAGCTGTTATGGCAAATTTTTCTAAATTTGCAGAAAAGCTAAAAAGAATTGCCCCTAAGGCTGAGGACTTTTTATATTTTTCAGCTGTAATCATTCATGCCGCAGAAGCTTCGTTAGTAAATGAGGACGGCACACCAAGGATGACCGCAAAGGGCGAAGTGGCAAAAGCCCATTGGGATAAATCTGGTGGCACGTGGCGTTGGAAGGCGAACCATAGCAGCATACAACCGTACAAAAATAGTAATGGCGATATTTTCCCAGAAGAAGAACTTGTCAAAGCGTATAAGAAATGGGTTGGAAAACCGTTATGTATAGACCATAAATCAAGTTCAGTAGATCATGTCAGAGGTTTTATTGTTGATACTTATTATGATCGTAAATCAAAAAGAGTTATAGCATTATGCGCATTAGATAAATTCAATTATCCTGATTTGGCCAGAAAGGTTGCAACAGGCTATTCAAATTCAGTTAGTATGGGAACTGCAGTTGGTAAAGCAATTTGTTCAGATTGTGCTCAAGTGGCTAAATCTGAAGCAGATTTCTGTAAATGCATGAGAAACCGCACCCGTTATGGTGAAATCAATATTGATCTCAATCCAATTGAACTATCTATCGTAGTTAACGGTGCTGACCCACAAGCAAAAATAAAAGATGTTATTGCTGCTGCCGAGACTCTCAATTCATATATTGATTCAAAAGAAGCTGAAATCAAGAAGCTAGCTGATTTTAAATATAATATTCAAATTAATTTCAGTGATCCAGACAAACAAGAAGGCGGCAAGTCTGGCAGTGTTTCATTAGAATCATCTTCAATAGATGATTTGAAGAGCCAAGTGGAGAAAGCTTTTGAAGATTTTCGTAAAATAACGGAAGATAAAGAAAATCTTTCTAAAAATACTACTAATGATTCGACATTAGGAGAAACGGCTAGCTCGCCAGCCATGAATGAAAGTGAGATGCCTGGCACTGATCAAAGCATTGCTCCTCCATCTGATCGTATGGAAGTAGGCGGAATGAAACAATTAGACGATCAAATGATTATCATAAAATCAAAATTAGATTCAATGCAAAAAGATTTCGAGAAGTTAGCACAACAATTTACAGGTTCAAATAAACAAGAGGAAATTATGGCTGGAAATAAGGATAACATCAACAAGAAAGCGTATTTTCAAGGTGCAGGCGGAGTAAACGAGCCAACACCAGGGCAAATAAAATATGAGAAAGATCCACTTCAAGATCATCTTCGCGACAAAGAAGATAAGCAAATGGTTGGACAATCTCCATTTCCAGACGTTGGCCCAGTAGATGGTATGTATCCAGGCTACGAGTCATTCGATAAAGGCGAACTTGAACGTAAGAAGATGCTTGCTCGTGCAGAAGCAGAACAACGCGCTCTCAAACGTCAATCAACTGCCGAAGCTGTGAAAACAAGACTTGGCAAAATCAAAGAAGCTTATTTCCAAGGTGGCGGCGAAGAAAACGAGCCAACTCCTGGTAAGCAAAAATATCCAGTTGACAAGCTTCAAGAGCATGATCGTGATAAAGAAGATAAACAAATGGTTGGACAAAAACCATTTCCAGGCGTAGGCGACCCAGAAGGATTGCACCCATCTCCAGAATCAGCCGATCAAAAGGATGAACTCAAGCGCAAAGAAATGCTACAAAGAGCATCTCTCAAAGCAAGATTCGTCAAGGCTGCAAAAGCTGACGGCACCCTCGACCATGGCAAATGCACATGGGAAGTTTTTTCCGGAGACAAACGAATTCTTTCAGCTTCGGTAAATGATATTACCGCAGGCAATGCAGAAGCACTCTTCGCTGGTGTTTACACCAAAGAATTTGCTACCGACCTTATCAACAAAGTTAGAAAGTTAGGCGTTGAAAAAGTTGCAGAAGGCTTTGCAAAGAAGGCACAAGATGCAGGTATGCCACCAACTCCACCACCACCAGCTGATGGTCCAGGTGCTCCTCCAGCTCTTCCACCAGCAGATCCTACTACACCAGATGCAGCAGGCGATGATAAGAAAGATGGCGATCCAAAAGAGAAGGCGCTTGATCTAGCTGATAAGGCAGTAGCCGTTATATCAGATCTAAACGACACCATCAAAGAGCTTACTGGCGAACAAAAAGAAATGGGCGACGTTGGCGCTATGCACGCTGATGACACCGATTCTTCTGACAGCAAAGTCAGCACAGCAGCAATGCTCGGCGCTCGCAAAGAATTGAACGGCATGCTTTTAGAAGCCGTAAAAGAATCACACGAAACACTTACTGCCCACGAAAAAGAACTCAGAGACATCGTGAGCATGTATGAATTAGGCAAAGTAACAGCCGAAAACAAGTCTTTAGTAAATGGTCTTGTTGACGAATCAATTGTCGAAGCGAAAGAAGCAATTGCTAAATCGCTTGAATTGGTCGGTGCGTTTGTCAAATACGCACGTGGTACAAAGCTTGTCGTGAAACGCGCTCAAGAAGCAGCCCTAGCAGATAAGGCACATGGAGATGATACAATGGCACACAAGGACGATAGCCTTATGGCTATGGTTGACTCAAACATGTCAGCCACAGATGCATTCGACGCAATGTTAGCAGAAGATATGGATCAACCAGACTTCAATGATTCAGAAGATGATTCAACCGAAGAAACTCCTGATTCAAATGACGCAGGAAATGTCACCACAGAAGATCCTATGAAGGCACAAGAACTTGCTACAAAGGGACTTGATGTTCACGTAGCTTCTCTTGACACCACAACAAGAGCTGGACGCGATGCAGAAAGAGCAAAAATCGCTGCAGAAATGAAATGGAATCCAGTACTCAATGACTTCCATAAGCATCTTGAAGATCCAACATTCGATGTCAAACCATCAGATAATGGTGGGCACGTTGAAACAGTTGAAGAAATTCACGAATCAATGTTGGATGTTGCCAACACACCATCACATGCTAAGAAACAAGCAGAGGCAATTAACTCTCTTGTAGTATCTGGTGAACTTGACCCAGCAGACATGGACATTTTAGTTGCTAATGGTGTTGACCCAGCAGCTATCAAGTACTGGAAACAATTCTACGGTGAAATGGGTCCAGAAGGCTCACAATTCGCTACTGAACTTGTAAAGGATCATGCTAAAGCTCAAGCAGAAGAAGAGATGGCACAATACAGAGTCAAACTCGCAAGAGCCAATGAACTCGCATATGAAATGGCAGATCGTGAATTGATTGCCCGCGACAGAACTTCAATTTCAAATCAAGTTGATGAAATCATGAGCTGGAACGATGCAAGTTTCGAATCGGTTAGAAAAGTAATTGCTTCACAAAAGCCAGTAGTCAAAACAGCTGGACGTATGCCACAAGTTGGAATACTCGGAGTAAGCGATAATCATTCTTCTGGTGCAACAGAATCAGAAGATTTAGCATCGCTACTTGCTCAAGCATTTTCCGGCAATTCTAGAAGCCGTCAATTCTAAGAGATTATTTTATACCAAACAAGGAACTAATTACAATGAAAAATAATTTTGGCGATTCAATGGCAGCAGAAATGTTTGCTAGACTTAACAGCGATGAAAATGTATCATTATTCCGTAAAGACTATGTCATTGCGGAAGACGACAATGATGCAAAGAAAAAGAAGTGCTCAAAGTGCGAATGTGCTCCTTGTGAATGCGACAGCAATGACGCTAAAAAACACAAGAAAGAATCTGATGAAGATTCTAATGATGCAAAAAAGCACAAGTCTTCTGATGAAGATTCTAACGATGCAAAGAAACACAAGAAAGAATCTGACGACGAGAACGATGCGCGCAAGCACAAGAAAGATTCGGACGAAGATTCTAACGATGCACGTAAGCACAAGTCTTCTGATGATGACAATGATGCTCGTAAACATAAGAAAGAATCTGACGAAGATTCAAATGATGCGCGCAAGCATAAATCATCCGATGATGACAACGACGCTCGTAAACACAAGTCATCCGACGAAGATTCTAACGATGCCAAAAAGCACAAGAAAGATTCAGATGATGAAGACTGCTCACTTGCTGATGATGACGATGTTTCCGCAGCTCTTGACACCGCAATTGCAAATCTTGTAAATGCATCAGCAGCTCTTGACGCAATCGGATTTGAGAAGTCAGCATCTTTCAGCCTCAAACTTGCTTCTTTCGTAGTTGAAGCCAAGAAAAAGAAGGATTCAAAGAAAGATTCAAAGAAGAGCAAGAAAAAGACCGACAGCAATTCCGCAAAAGACAAAAAGAAGGATTCAAAAGATTCCAAAAAGTCTGATAAGAAATCTGACAAGAAACCAAATCCATTTGCAAAAAAGAAGTAATTAGGAAATAATGGGCACAAGCATGTTCAAAATCGGTTCTTTTGAAGCCGAACTCGCTTCCAATATGAGAAAAGAGTTATACGGCAATCAATTGGAGAATAAGTATAGTTTTGAGAAATTATCAAAAGTAGCTGATTATCTTGACGCTGCTGCTGAAATTCTTGATAGAACAGGATTTGTCGCGCATGCAGATGCTCTTGGTGTTATTCTACAAAGCCTTGCAGATGGTAAGCCATTAAAAATGGTTGTCACCGCCGAAGAATTGGACGAAGTAAAAGAGCCTGAAATAATTATTGAGCCTCCTCAAGAAATTTTAGAGCAAAGCATCACTCCAAATCCAGTTGTAGATAAGGGACTTGAAGCAACAAAAATTGCAAAGCAAGTCAATATTCATGATACTGCGGAATATGCAACTATTAGATCAATCGCCGAAAAAATTGCAAAAGATAAAAAAAAAGTCTAAAACCTAAAAGAGATCCTTATACGTACGGACTAACACCAAAGAAAATGGTGGAAAATCTAAAGCATACAGGCACACCGTTCGATTATCACGTTGATGATAAAAATTATATAAATGATTTGTTGAATGCAGATATAGGCGAGAATTTACCTAATAAGCCTCCGCAAGCATCAGATGAAACATTTGAAGAGGAAGATTAAGAAATCGGCGAGAATTATTTCTCGCCTTTTTTATTTTCATTTGCAAAATCATTGTTATATGTAATGATAGCAGCATGAATGGAGATATAGAATGACATTTTTAGAAAGTTTTTTAACAAGAGGCATTGAGGCTAAATCCTCAATGATATCATAATGCTGAGATTACTCCAGGTTGGCAACGCACTCCCATATAGCTGGCCAGTCGATCCTAGCGCCGAATTCATGCCAGGAATGTGTGCAGAGCTAACTGTTCTTGGCAATCAAATTGTGGCCACGGTCAGCAATGGCACAGCGCCAATAGGCATTATTGATGACATCAACACCAAAGCATTTAGTGCAGTATCTTGGAATGAAACTGTAAAAGTTGTTGTCCCAAATCCAGTTCCAGGACAATTGCCAGGACAATGGGTTACACCAACCGATATAAAAGTAGAATTGCAACATGCAAACATTGCGAAAAATTCTTTCATATCAACCGTTGAAGTTCAACTAATTCCAAGAAATGGCATAGTTGTATTTCTTGCTGGCACACCTCTAAACGTAGATTTACTTGGAACTGGTTATCCAAATGGCGTGAGAACGATTGTAAATTATACATATCAGGTGCCAAACATTCCTGGCGACAACTCTACGATTGGCTCTGGTCGTATGACGGTGTGGTATAATAGAATGTTTTTTCAAACCGACCAAATGGAAACAAACGTTGTGTATCCCGTAAAAGCCAATTTATATTGCAGTGAGACAGGTTTGTTTACAACACGCAAACCTAGTCCAATTCACCCTGCTGTAGCCATGGTAACAGGGCCTCCTACATCAATGAATACTTTATTGGAGGCCATGTGGTTTTAGCCGAACATTTTGATTTTGCTTGATATATAGTAGTGCGTGACCCTAACAATGAAGGTAAAAAAAATATAATTTTACAAATAAAAAACGGTGAAAGAAAATGAAGATATCTATAACTACGCATAATATAGATAATCTATCATTGAGGCTAACCATATGACCTATAAGAATATTCCGTTTGACCAATCTTCAACAATGAGATCTTTCGCAAATCTTGCTGTGAAAAAGGGCATTATAACTCCTGAATCAATCACAAAGGTTGCAAGCGTAAATAAAAAAATCGTTCAATCAAAGTTAACGCCCGGTCCAAATTTGGAAGAAAACATTCTAAAATTGTGCGCAGCTCTTCGTGAAAAGGGATTCGTAAAGAACGCTGTTGAAATTGAAGAAAAATTTTTCATAATGAAGAAAGCCGTTCATTTATATGACGCCCATGGCGAGACCGGTGATGACGTAATAAATTTTGCTCATCCTGATGGCAGCCATCAAATGAAAGATGTTGAAGGCGATGCGATGATTGAAACTATCATCGACAAGCAAAAAGCAATAAAAAATATGATTGCTAAAGAGCCAACGGGCAAATTGGCCATGGCAAAAAAGATGGCGGACAAAGTGAAGTCTGCCGGTAAAATGAATAACGCATTAGCTATCAATGCTGTGAAGGTGGTGCTTGCTCAAGGTTTAAAAGACTATGAGGGCAATGCTGCCAAAGCAGTTGCCACAACTGGGTTAGGAGCCGCTGGAAAAGCATTAGTTTCTAGAATTTGGAACGCTGGAAAAAATATTGTAAATAAGCCATCTACTATTGAATTGGCAGATACTGGTGCTAAAGCAGGTGAAGTTGCTGAAGGTGGTGAAGCAGCCGCAGGAGCTGCCGCCACTGAAGCAGCATCATTTTTACCACTAATAGGCGCAGTTATCGTAGGATTAGTTGCTGGTGATAAAGTTGCCAATTATCTATTTGAAACAGAATTTGGTGCTACCGAAATAAAAGAAGCTGCCGATGGATTATTAAATGAGATAAGCAGATCTGGTCCAGGCATGGAAGATTTTGTAAATACAAAGATGGCATCAGCTATCGATGAATTGAAGAAAAATTCAGAATTACAAAAAAATGCAGCCGAAAAAGCCACACAAATGGATTCTAAAAGTCCACCAGCCGAAGCATTTCCAGCTATCAACGAATTTATCCAAGCTGTGAGTAATTGTAGAGAAGTAGCATTTACCATAAATGATCATGCACTAGCAATGATTGATAAACAAACTGGGTTCTCTAATGTTAGGGATGTTGTCAACACATATGTACCTCTTGGCGCTTCAATACGCAACATACGTATATCAGCACAAAATGTTATAGACGTCTGTGATAAAAAGATGGCTCCCGTCATGGATGTATTACAAAAAATTGCGGCAGGAGTTGAAGCGAAATCTGAATCATCTTCCGGCGGCAAAGGTTCATCTCAAATTTTACAATTAGCTAATGAAATCAAACAAGATGTAAATAACTATACAGTAAAAGTAAAGTCTCAACAAGCACCAAACGCCGCTAAAATGCTTCAATATTTAGATTCTATAAATAAATATGTGTCAGATCAACAAGATGCTTTCAATAATTTGGGCCCTAACAAGGAAGCCGGCGCAGATGTATTCATACAAAAACTAAATTCTGCAAAGCAAAATCTTTCTCAATTTGCTGCCAAAGCTTTGAAGGCATAACATGGATTCCAAAAAGTTAGCTAACATAATAAAAAAAATAGCTCAACCAGCGCCTAATGCATCGGCTGAACCAAACATGTCTGTAGATCCTGGTGTGCCGACAGCGCCGCCAACTGCACCAACAGATGCTGGCCAAACAGGCGATGCGCCATCATGGGATAACGAAAACACTTGGGCAGCCAAACAAGCACCTTCTAGTGATGGAAATAGAGTCCAAAGCGATGCAGTTTCCAATCGTTCTGCCGTGCAAGAAATGCAAGAAGCAATAATAAATTTTGCTAATATGGCTGGTTCTACTGATATTACCAGCATGAAAAATAATAAGAGCACCCAAGAAGGTCATCAGGAACTTGAGACTCCAAATCCAAACTTTGATGATAGTCAACCAGAATCTCCCACAAATCCAAAGACAATAAAAAATAAAGAATATCTTGGAGGCTCCGATCCATTTGGCAAGTTTCTTGTATCCAATTATCTTAGCTCCTCATCTCCAATTGGACACCAATACGTAAATGTCGATGTTGGTCTTCAACAAGGCAGAGAACAAGCCAGTATGCAAGATACCTCATTGCGAGGAATAATTGACACCATTAAACGCATAGGCACACCAGGCTCTGAAAAGAAACCTGACGGCATTTGGAAAAGCAAAACAAATAACGCTTTAAAAAATATCTTCGCTCTCACTTTTGCTATTTTCAAGGCTGCCGGCGATATGAATCTAACTCTTCCAGGTCTTGACCAAGAAACTCTTGATGAATTCAAATCAGAACTTCCTAACACATATTCAGATGTACCTCAAAATGAAATTGCTGATAGAGCGAAAAAACTAACAGATATGATAAAAAATATGACGGAAGTTTTCGTTGCTTTCAAAAATCATGTTCTCACCAAGCCAGCTTACGCAAAATATATAAATCAAACAGCGTCCTTCGCAAAATACGATAAAAGAAAAGAACAAAAGAATGCTACCGACACATTGTCAAAAGAAGAACAAGCAGTAAAATCTTCTTATACAAAACCAATTCATGTTCCTTTTAGTGGTGTGAAGGATGGAAGACTAAATCAAATTTATTTAGCAGATCTTGAAAATGTCAATACGCTTTCTTCTATTATGCAAAAGATTGGAAGAAACCCACAAGATCAAAAACAAGTAAATCTAACGTTAAACGAAATTTCTAATGCAATAGATAACATGCAAACCCAACCAGCCGCATAGAGGAATTATGACACTTTTATATGAAAAAAATCTATTGGCTGAACTTATTAGAATTGCTCAACAAGGCAATTTACCAGCACCACAAGCAGGGGTAGCTCCAGACATCAAAGATATCGCATCAAAGATGATTGACCATTTGCGTTCTCAATTCACAGAGCAAGTAGCTCAAAATAATACATTTACAGCAGATAGAGACAATGCAGAACTAAATATGAAAAATTTGGTGAATATGCAGGCTCTTATGACTTTCATTCAATTCAATGGAATTCGTTTCAATAATATGAAGCTTGCATTCCCTCACACCAAAACTGGTGCTCAAGGCATTGATAAAGCGCCAGGAGATCCTGAATTCAATCAATTGCCAGCAAATCAAAAAGCTCTTTATGTGAAATATCCTACACCAACAGGCAATGAAGATGATTTCCAATTTTATGTTTATAAGGATGGAATAGTAAAATATCTAGAAGACCTAGTAAATAAAACAGGTAGCAACAATCCTCAATCAAATATGATGAGACCGTATGTCACCGCACTTGTCAATGAAATAAATAAACTTACGGATTTCGATGTTTCTCCAACTCCAGGCGGACAAGGTGGCGCTCAAAATCAAACTGGTGAACAAGGAAACCAACAAGGAAACCAAAAAGGCAATCAATCTGGAGCACAAAATCAACAAGGGCAACAAGCTGGTCAAGGCGAAGATGCACAATCTCAAGCTCAAGCAGAATCTTATGCAACGGCACTAACAAGCGTTCCTTGGCCATTGGCACCAGATGATATTGATCTAAACAGAATTGGAAGATGGATATTAGCAACCAAGAATGCCGGCGTGCCAGGTATGGAAGAATGGTATGATTATATGTATAACTTGCTTCAAACCATCAGAGAAAGATATCCATTAATGCCACAATTACATTTAGGCAGCGCAAATTTTCAAGAACTTGCCGACGAAATTTATAGCAAAACGCAAGGAAAGGAAACTTCCGCAGCGCCATATATTTCCCTTATATTTAATATACTTACAGGAACCAGAAGCGCATTATCTACTGTATATGACTATTTCAGAAATAAATCTGGCCCAATAGCAAAAGATTATGCAAAACATGCAGGAGCCCAACTATCGGACGTATATCCAAAGAATCTTTCTGTAATTAGAACTCTTCAAGGCCAGATGGAAGCAATGATGCGCAATGTAGTGCAAACGAGAAGATAATGTTCAATGAAAAGCTAAAATTTTATAACGATACACTTGTTATCGAAGCTTTGCTTGGCGAGCCTATTATAAAAACGGCTCAGTTCGCCAATGTTCCACATATTGGATCATTCTTGCAAAGCGTATTCGACCATGTGAAAGGAGAATTTAAAAATCCCGATGGTAGCGTAAATGCTGGGGCGGTGGTAGATGTTATTGGCCCAACTATTTTAGCTTTTTCCGGACATCCAATATTAGGAGCGTTGTGGAGGATATCAGAATCGCTTTTCGGTTTCAAAACAGAAAATATTATAAAAAGTGTAACAGATAACTTAAGGCCATTGATTGAGGGAGGTCAGCAAGTAGACCCTCAACAAGTTGATGCGATAGTTTCTAACGCAGTAAATGCTAGCGTTCCAGCTACAGCAGATACAAATCCAGCAGATGATAAAATTATAAAATCATTTACATTGCGTAAAGCTAAATTATTTAGAATTTCTCTTGATTCTTTTTTAGAAAAAAATCCAAACTTCAATGTTTCAAGCTATAAAATGCAAAAGAAATTTGGTAGAGAAGTATTTGGCGGTTTATTTCGCACCGCCTCTGCCACAACTAAAAGTTTATTATTTACAGTTATCAGTTGGATTGTTAAAGCCATTCTTGCCGGCGCCGGCATAATGATTCTTGGTGAAATTGTCAAACATTTCGTTGGCAATAAAAATGCTCCAGAATCTTCAGCCACACAATCTGTTCAAACAAAATTTAAACCAAATCCAAATTATTCCGAAGAAGATTTCAATGGCCCAAATGAGTCTCTTTGGATTGTCAATATAGATCAAAACTCATTTCCAACTTTGCTTATGCATTGGGCAGAAGAAATATATCCAGCTCTTATGGGCAAAGATGAACTTATTGAATCTTGCTCTACATTCCAAAAGACTCTTAATGAGATAAGAGCCTTCAATAAGGGCGGCAACTCTAGCTCAACAGCCATTCCAAGAGAATGGCATTCTAGAAAGGATATTGTAGATAATTTCATCGATGAAGTTGCCAATAGATCTCCTGACGCACCGAAACCAACTCCAGCTCAAAAACCTGTCGAGCAATCAAAGCCAGTGCCAAATGCAATACCCGCCAAACCAATTAACACAACAACAAACACATAATATCATTATTATAGCATACCATATAGTAATTTCTAACGAGAGACAATAATGGCAAAAAATTCCGAAATATTCGATAACTATATACAAATTGCTTTGCAAAAGGGCATGGTTAAAACAGCTGCGCCCGAAAAGAAAGTTGCAAAAACAGAAGTAATGAATCAAACAAACCCAAGATTTGATTCTTTATCCGTCGAAGATATTGCAAAGCTTTACGATGTGAAGAATGATAAGCCAGAAGGAATGGAATATAAAAGAAACATTGTTGAAAATGCTCATCCAGAACCAGTAATATTTTTCAACTCTCATGATAAAGTAAATAGTCTCGTTGAAAACGTAAATGAAAGACAAGACATTATTATCAACATTATGAGAAAAATGCCAAATGGCAATATCGCTTATAAGAAGTATGCCGAAGCTGAATTGGCAACTGCCCTTATCAGAACTGCTATTGAAATGGACAATCTCAAACAAGATGAGTTTAGAATTCTCGCAGACGTGTGCACCCGCCAATTGAAAAAGAAATCTCAAGATGCAGCCACAGCACCAGCAGCACCAGCAAATAAGCTAGGGAAAGGTTTTATGAATTCGCTTGAAAATGCTGGCGAAGATGCTGCTGACGTAGCAGGAGGCGCAGGCTCAGGTGCTTTGATTGGAGGCACAGTTGGTGGTCTTATTGGAGCTTTAGGTGGGCCTTTTGGAGTGTGGGCTGGTATGCAGGGAGGTGCTATGGCTGGTGCAGCACTTAGTGGCATTGCATCGGCAATATGGAAAACGTCTCCTCAAGCAAAAAATGTTGCCATCAACGCTCAACTTGCCAAAGATCAATTGTCAGATATTATAAAAGATAGACCAAAAGATACATTTTTAATAAAATTGGATGGTGCTTTAGCACATATTATTCAGTCTGCTAGCCAATATTCACAAGTAGTTGATAAGATGCACGAAAACGATCAATCGCAAGAATCAAAACAAGAAGCTCATAATGTTGGAACAATATATAAATCTGAGTTGCAAGCATTGAGCAAAGATATGGAGATCTTTTTGACAAACGCAAAGTCTGGCGAATATGCGCCGCAAGAAAGCGCATGGTGGTCAAAAGTAAAATCACCGTTCGTGTCTATCTTTGGCGATGAAGTTGGCGACGAAGTAAAAGCGTTAGATGTATTGAAAACAGTAATTGCTGCCGCCGAACAAGGTATAAATGATGTTGAAGTTCAAGTTGGTGCTGGTGTTAAAGCAAAGCAACAAGCACAACAATCTCCTCAAGCAGTTCAACCAACTCCCCAAGCAGTTCAACCAACTACCCAACAAGCCGCTCCAACAACTTATCAAAGAGTGAATTGGACTCCTGAGAAGCAACAAAAATATCTTGCAGACTTAGCCAAAATCCAAGCGCCAACGGAAGAAGCTGAGACAGAATAATTTTATTTTTTAGCAACGAAAACTGCTAGCGCACCGACTATAAGTCCTACAATAAAAATTGTTCCTAGTATAATCCCTATTAGATGTAACATTTTATTCTCCTTTTATCTTCTTCCGCCGCCATGTGGAGCCTCTTGGTGTCCGCCACGACCATCATGACCGCCGTGATATCCTCTACCATCGTTCCACATACGATGATGATCTGCATCATAATACCAATAACCACCGCCACCTGGGCCAACGCAACTAACCAATGATACGACTAAAATTAATGCAACCATTATATTTTTCATTATTTTCTCCAAAACAATTCCAATGAAAGGAAATGTAGTATAATCTCATACAATAATATTCACAAATCGCGAATAAATAAAAAAAAGTAAAGATTTTTGAAAAAAAATTCTAAAATGTAGTAATATTTCAATATTGTTTTAGATTTTCTTAAAGGTGTAAGACTTTAGCGCTTATAAACGCTAATAAAATATAAAAGGATCACAATGGCTTTATTTCTCAAACACACATCAGGAACTCCACTTGGCGAGTTCGACGCTCTCGATTCAGACCTAGCATTAGGCTTTCTCGGTGGCGAAGTAGTTACTTTCGGCTCAGTCGTAGTTGGCAATTCAACAGACAAGTCAACGGCAGATACATCTGACGGATACATTGCTCCAAACAAGCGTGTAGTTGTTACCAAGCAATTGGGATCATCACTTGCAACACCACTTATGTTGGCAGATGATGGTCTTCAAGGTTACGGCGTTACCTTCGGCGTAGTTGTCGGCGGAACCGCAGGCCAAACAGCATACGGTCCAGCCTTCAGCCCAGGTGCAGGAGTTCCACTCGGACCTCCAACTTATGCTGGTTCAGGCAAAATCACTTGCTGGGCAACTCCAGGCGTATTCGGTGTCACACTTGACAACGTAGATCCATCAATCACTCCAACAAGCGCAGCATGCGTCCCAGGTGCTAAACTTTACGCAGTGCTCGCTGGCGGACAACTTTGTTTATCTAGCGTTTCAAGTGGATCACGCACCATGAATCAAGTTGCAACATTCATTGATTTCGAAACAAACGGTTCACTCGTTACCACTCCAAACAGATTGGTATCAGCATTGAACTCTCCATCAACAGTCGTTGGTGGCGTGCTTCCAAATCAATTGATTCAAGCAGTGTTCAGCTTCTGGCCAATGCAGTAATCTAAATAACTAGTGTAAACTAGTGTAAAACCCTTCGAGAGTTTTAGAAGCCCCGACAAAAAAGTTGGGGCTTTTTTGTTTTAAATTTCTACATTTTATTTATTTTATCAAAATTATTTTATATTGCAACGCGTTGAAACAATACACACTTTTAATATTATCGAATTTTTTTATGTAATTATATGTATAACAAAGTATGTAGATGTGAGATAAAACAGTCTCTAACTGCCAACCTCACAAGCAAATAAAGCGGGTAAGGCAGTAAGCTAAAGAATAAAATAATACAATAGGAGTATAACATGACTTTCGATAACAAATTTAATAATGACGGAACAATCCGTAATGCAGATGGCTCAATCGTTCATACAGACGGTCTTGCAAGAAATGCAGATGGAACACTCAGAAATGATGGCGTAGTTCGTAATGCAGACGGTACAGTAAGATTAAGCGATGGTGTGACTAAAAATGCAGATGGCACAGTGCGCCTTGCAGATGGTACGGTAAAAAATAGTGATGGCACCATACTTAGTAATTATGTAGAGCCAAGAAATGCCGATGGCACCTTAAGAGGAAGCGATGGGTCATTTAGAAATAGCGATGGAACATTCACTGGACAAAAC